TCTTTCAAAGAACTGTGCCCTTTTCCCAATATCGCTTTTCCATCAAATTTAACAGGTTCGTTGAAGGTTGTTCGCAAGTTATTGAAAGTTATTTTTTCAGCACTTGCTTCATCACCCGCTTCAGCACCTGCGTCATCATCTACATTCACAAAGTCGATGTCTCTACCAAAGTTGATTGAATTCATTTGATTGATGAATTTCTCTTTTAAGGCATGGTCTGTATTCTGTGATAGTGGCGCAAAGGATCCCGTCCCAATAGATTTAGATGAGACCACGTGCATTATGAATACGAAAATAATTATTGATAGCAACATCAATGGAATTATGGATAATCCCGATGCCATGATTAAAGTTTGTCTTTATAATTGTTAATTAGACATAAATAAATATTCGGATATACCTTGAATTATTTCACAACCCGTAAATAGAACTTATCAAGAAACTTTCTTTTTATATTATTTGGAATTATATTATTCCATTTCCCATTTTTATCGAACTGTTCAGGCCTTAACAAATAGTACCTACCATTTGTGTTTACAGGAGATTGATTAGTCTGATGTTCATTCATATATTTATCAAATTCTTTTTTATCTGAAAACATTACCAACTCACATTTTGTATCATCATTCGACTTATATAACAACACTTTATTTATAGTATCTATTTTTCCTGTAGCTATTACCGTAGTATTCCTATTATTATGTTTTTCTTTTTCATGGTACTCAGCATGTCCACTTTCGTCCGCTTGCATATCGATGGTATATTTTCTAAGGTTTTTGTCTTCCATAATAATAGCACGACAATGGTGCTTTTCTTTGTCTACATTCATATGTTTAATGCAATTAAGTTGATAACATAGGCCATTATCTGCATCAGGAGGATGATTATCCCTTATAATATTCATAAATTCTTTCACTAACTCTTTTTTTTGCTTATTGTCTCCATTGTTTCCAATGTTTCCATTGTCTCCATTGTTTCCAATGTTTCCATTATCTTCACTTTCAACACTGTCTTCTGGTTGGATAAACCCATATTTATTGAGTAATTCTTGGGATGTTAATAGTTTCATGATATCGCCCTTTTTATTTTGGAGGTAGTAATCGGTGAATTTGTCATTGATATGGTGAGCATTCGTGTATGCTGTTTTTAAATTACTTCTATCAATCGTTAGATTTTCATTCAATTGTATTTTTTTCACAGTAATATCATTGGATACAATCTCTTTATCGAATTTTACATTCGCATTATTTCCAAACAAAACTGTCTCATCGAATGACACCTTATCATTGAACCTAATATTTCCACTTCTCATTTTAATAGCGGTATGTCCAATCTTGTAATCTGGTGGTCCATTATCGTCAACTTCATTTTCCGGTTCAACTTCAACTTCAGCTTCATTTTCACATTGTTTGTATGATGTGTTTGTTGCGGCGGGAGTACAAAGATTATCGTAATATTTGTTGGAGTCTTCAACAAATGAGTTTAACCACTCGAAGTTATAGTCTCTAAAACGCTCAACATGGTCGTTCACATTGATTACTGGTCCATTTTTGCTACGAACACGGGTTGATAGGTGTAGAATACCGATAATTGCTACTAATCCACATAATAACACTGCGAATGAACGAGCGTATTTGTTCAAAAACCAACTCATTTTGTCATTTACAAACATAAAAAATATCACGATACAAAATACATATAAAAATTCTGATTATCAACCCATTTTACTCGACATATAATATAATCATATTAAGCCTTTTCTTTTTTCCGTAATGTATCTACCCATTTGTAAAGGTTATCAATCACTTCCGATTCATCGACAGAATAGCCTTTTTCGGCAATACCTTGACTGGTAGTGCTATCATCATTGTCATTTTGCATATATGCTCCCCGTAATATTTTTATGTTTTCGTCGAAGGCATTACATTGGTCGTAGTTTAATAACATATTGTAATCTTCAGCACTAATGCAATTATCATCACCATCTCCACCGACACACAATTTAGAGTCGGACTCCAATCCCGTTGAACCTGGTGAAATGTCAATGGTATCGAATGTCACCCCCTTTTTAAATCTGACATCGGTATTAAATTTTGTTGGTTTATCTATATTGACTTTATTTTTAAAATTCACAACTTTTGAAAAATTAAGGGGGACATTTTTACTTCCCATTTGGAATTCGTCATTCTTACCATTATAAACGAATAAAGGAACTTTATCATTACCATTTTGTTGCATGTATATACCTTTTTCACTATCATTCATTTTCGTACGTTTGAATACCAACTTCTTATTCATTATATTTTGATGCGACGGAAAACGTATACCATGACCACGGTGATAGATTTTGTTCACTTTTATTTCATCATTATCATATTCTGTAAATCGCTCAAATCGACGGTTCCTATGGCGTCTTCTTTTATAGGTGCCACAAGAAAAAAGAACACAAGTGAATAATAGACTGAGGACAAAACACACGGCGATAAAGATTATAATGCTATATATATTCATTATAAGGAAGGGATAAAGGGTTGGTATATTTTTATATTTTGTTTATATGTATGTGATAAATTTGTATAGGCGTGTTTCAAAAAAAATGTTTAATATACATTCGATACGCATCATCCTATGGTCAGAGCATTACCGTCTCTCGATATTTTAATATCATCGCTACCATCCTTACTCCCTCCTTTAAATAATATGTCATTATCTATGCTTATAGAGTTGGCTAATATCGGTGACATAAAATTCACTTTCCCAAACCATGACTTTGCCTTTACCTCGTGGGTTTTTATTTTTTTAAATTTAGTTGGTATCTTGCATTTGGGACAATCATTCGTAATATATTCTCCCGCAGTTGATTCCGGTATTGGACTATCATTTACCTCACATTTCACAGTTTCATCATTAACTAGACCCGCTGCAATGTCTGCATTAATCGAGAATAGCTCGGCACCTTGATAGTTGGTATGTTTATGTTTCACCCAGGACAGCACACTGATCAAAATTAAAATCATACACATAGATATATACATGAGTAGGGAATTCATCGTGTAAAAATGCCTATGGTTTCTTATTGTGTTTTTATCTTGTGTTGAGATAAATTTCACATGTATATTGAGGGCAATGGGCAATGCATTTATTATCAATGTGTTAAATTCACCATTTTTTAAACATCATTAAACAGCAAACGAAGTATAAGAAAGAATACAAATGAATTCGATGGCAAATGTAATGCAATTGAATAATGAGTATATGAGCGACCTTATCCATAAAACCGCTCCCTTATTTTATCAAGGTGTCTCTTCAATATTCGAAAATACACAACATAGCAACACCGACATCAAAATGCTTCTCCGTGACTTTCAATTAACCCTAGAGAAAGTCCCCACCTGGAATGATGTGATGTTAGAAAAGGAATATGAACGGTTCATTGAGTCGACTAAATGTGATTGGTTAGACACACTTATAGCGGCGACCTTTAAATCATCCGCCCATGTAATGTTGTCGACCATAGGACATAATGTAGCAGTTCCTGAATCCATGGACCTCGAAATACCATCAGGGAAAAGGTTCATGCATAATTGTTACATCAACATTTGTCGAAAATTATGGAAAAAACCACAACTAATGTATGGTAAGTTTGTGAAAAGCGAGCTAATACAAAATAAAGACGAGGTTATGGGTATTATATCGGAATCAATTAGAGACACTATTCGTTGCAACCTACCGATCAAAGAGGTCGTGTCGTCATATGTTCGTAACAATGACCTCGAAACTGGTTCATTGAATACGAATAAGACCATCGGGAAAATATCTACAAACTCTTTCGATAACGAGTTAGTAAATGAGATCGTCGATGAACTCATTCAGGATGGATACGATGATGAGCCTAGTGACGATAATGAAGATGAGGACGATGATGAAGAAGGTGCGGGCGATGATGAAGTTGTTGATGATTACAATGGTGTGGACAAAGACGAAGTTTTGGAGTTGGCGGAAAATGATTGTAAAGTTGTGGATGATGCTGTTGTTGATGAGGCGGAAAATGACCGCAAAGTTGTAGATGATGCTGTTGTTGATGAGGCGGTAAATGACCGTAAAGTTGTGGAGGATGCGGATGATTCGATAGATGGCAACAAAGAAGAGGTTTTTGACCGCAATTTACATACTGACACACATGGCGACCCACCCAAAATGGGCGAGAGAGCTACCGATATTGACATCCCCGGGGGGTCTATCGACAACCAACTACCCATTGAAAATGTGTCCACCAATGAAAATACATTGACCAAAGTAATCAATATAACCCATGGAAATGATAAAAAACCTACTCATATTAATGATATAAACAATGGAAATGTGAAAAGCAAAGTGGACTATGTAAAAAATACGAATGCCAATACGAATACCAATACGAATTCCAATACGAATTCCAATACGAATGCCAATGTTGATATAGATGGACGAACTACTCATCAAACAGAAATTGGTTCTATCGTTGAAATGGGTATTTCCAAGATGACAAAACAAGATACAAAACAAGTATTAGGCGACGATATGGGCGATGGTGTAGGTGATGAAAATGATACTGACAATGATACTGACACTGATACAAACACGGATACTGAAAGCGATGCATATGATGATATTGGAGATGGTCTCGCCCTTAAAGAAGAAATTGTCAATGAAAAAAATTATCGTAATGATAGTTCCCATAGCACCATAAATACACATTCGAGCACTAATTCCAAGTCAAATTTAAAGCATACAATGGAGGGGGGGCGACAAATAGCATCAACTATGCGACCCCCATCGAAAGAAACGAATGAAAAAATTGACATGGATGCCATTAATAATTCAGTGAAGCATGTTTACATTCATGAAAAGAAAAGGCGAAATGAAAATAAGATAAAGGACATTCTCGGTGTCAATATGGACTATGAGCACTTTAAAAATAATCGCAAAAACATGTTGAAGCATTTACTAATAAAAACGAACCCGGATCTATTGGCGACCGCTTCGTAAATGAGTGTGATTATTAAGTTGGATGGGGGTAAATATATTTTTTTCGTCGAATTATATGCATGGAAAAATGACGGTTATTTTACAATTTAAAAAATGTATATTAATGGAAACACCGATTATGTTTAAATTTTACGTATCACTCGCAGTTTCCATCGTAGTATGTGTGGCATATCATATAATCGCCTCGAATAACAAGGTGCGGAAAGAGGACGACGAAGTAACCAAACGGCAATTAATTCTATTTCTGACGATGTTTGTCATAACATATTGTGCCCTTACCCTAGTATACGAGGGGGGTTTAAACAAATCGAAGGCGAACCCTGTGGGGGGTAATGGCGAGTATCCGAATGGTGCTCAATTCGCCCAATTAGATGAACTGTTAGAAAATGTGGATTTAGGGGAACCTCCATTTTGATATGAATGCATATATGATAGATAGATGTTTATGGAGTGTGCCAAAAGTTAATCCTATTGCTTTTTAAAAATACAGGTTGCATTTACATTAAAAGATTGTGTAAAACACGATATATAAATTGTAAAGAGACTATATAGTTCATAGAGGTCGTAAAATAATAGTTTGCAACGATGAAATTAGAACTTAAACGGTTCGACATATCGAGTATTACCGACGACAAGGTGGTGGTAATGATCGGGAAAAGGAACACTGGAAAATCATATCTCATTAAAGATTTACTATATTACCATTCTGATCTACCGATTGGAACAGTGATATCGGGTACAGAATCAGCAAATCATTTCTATGGAGATATCATTCCGAAAATGTTTATTCACGATGAATACACACCCGGAGTGATTGACAATGTTGTGAAAAGACAGAACATGATTTTGAAGAAAATTAATAAAGATGTGCAAATGTATGGCAACACACAGGTGGATCCGAGGGCATTCGTGATCCTAGACGACTGCCTCTATGACTCCGCATGGACAAAGGACAAGAATGTGAGGGCATTGTTTATGAATGGGCGCCATTTGAAGATTTTCTTCGTGATCGCTATGCAGTATCCATTAGGAATTCCCCCGAACTTGCGGACGAACATCGACTTCATATTCATCCTTAGGGAGAACATCGTTGCAAATCGGAAACGGATATACGATAACTATGCGGGAATGTTCCCGACATTCGAAATATTTTGTCAAGTTATGGACCAGTGCACCGAAAATTACGAATGCCTAGTAATTGACAATACGACAAAAAGTAATAAACTTGAAGACACGGTATTTTGGTATAAAGCCGACAACGCACCGGCTTTTCGTGTCTGTCAAAATGATTATTGGTTGATGAGCGACAATTTGGACGACGAAAACGAGAATGAGGAGATGTTCGACCCATCGAGTATCCGGAAGAGGCAACATATAATTAATGTGAAAAAAATTTAATTTCATATGGTATGGATTTCGTGAACACTTCAAGGACACCGCAAGGACACCGCAAGGACACCACAAAGACACCGCAAGGACACCGCAAGGACACCACAAAGACACCTCACAGACACCTCACAGACACCTCACGGACACCTCACGGACACCTCACGGACACCTCAAAGACACCTCCAGTACACTAGTTTCCCCGATTTATCGAATTGGTAGTCCAGCGCTTCGAGAGTCGGGTTTGTCATTGAATAAGGCTTTGTGGTGTGAGGAATTGTACTTATTGTTAAAGACGAACTCATCGAAATAGGTACGAGGGATGAATTTATATTGAACACGCACATCTTTTTTCAATTGCTCGAATTTTTCTTGGTAGATACCGTGGGTAACCATGAACATACCCACAAATAGGAGGAGTATGACGAACAACTTCATTTTTTAAAGTTTACAAATATTTTAACGGCGGTGTTTTCAGCGGTTATGATGTCTGGTATGGTAGTTAAAAGACATCATCAACATATACAAATGTTGGTTCGAAAGCATATTGCATTTATTACCTAGTGTAATTAATAATTCCATTCTATGCATTCCATTCTATGCATTCCATTCTATGCATTCCCATATCTAAATGGGACCATATTCTTATCATTTGCGGGACACCCATGGGTCGTCGGTGGATAAATCGGGTATTGTAGGCGGTGTGGATAGTGAGTTACTACTTTCCCCCTCGGTTTGAGAACGGGGGTCATGTTCGATGGTATCCTCGTTATCCTCGTTATCCTTGTTATCATCGTGATCATCGTCATCATCGGTGTCATCATCGGTGTCATCATCACTACTTGTTTCATCAACACCGTCATCTGTTGTGTCGTCATCCTCTTCATCCTCGTTAAATGTAGCATTTGCATCCTTAATGAGCGCATTAAAGAAACTAATGCGCTCATTGTGTTTCTTGGTCCGTTCAATAAGGTCGTTCTTCCGGTCATTGAAGAATATTTCCGTCTTCTCCCGATTTTTATTATATTCCCGCATTAATGTATTCAATTGGGTTTCATTGTATTCTGTGTCGATTTCATCAGGATTTCCCCCGAGAGGGCACCAACATCCCACTTGGGCGACATATATGTTATGTTTATTGTTGTCTTTTCGCTTCAATACCTCTGCTCTAATTTGTGCCTCTTTAAGTGTTTCATAAGACCCTCTTACTTTTATACCTCGAATACATGTGCGGAGGTTATTCTCCTGCATGTAGCGGGAACTTATGCGGGAGTCGTGTATACTCTTGAATGCCTTGTATTCGGAGTCAATTTTATCCGCATCGAAGAATATATTGTATTGCTCCTTAATGGAACGCAACTCATCCTGTTTATCCGGATAGAGTTTTTCCAGTCCATCCACTAGTTCGACATTCCTTGCGATATATTGATCGAAGAAGTCTCGCAAGAAATACGCCTCCTTATCTTTAATGACTTCTTCCGGGTTGATAAACGACAAACAAACATATTGTTGATTGCGAATGGGGGGGTCTTCATCGAGGTAATCTGTATCGGTCACCTTCACCAAATCACTCGTCGGTTGTTCTTCTGCCATCACACAATTTAAAGGGGAATACGAGGAGTAAAGTGCACTTCGTAATATCGAAGGGGATATAAATTGTGTTTATATAATTTTCATTGTTATGTTGAAAAATAAATTTGGTTCAAATCCTCAAATTGGTCAAATTATTTTTATGGACGAACTTTTTTCTTATATAATTATAAAAAGAATTTCAACGAATAAAAATCATGAACGATTACTCTTTCGATGTCATGGAAATCATCGTCCGTATTTTGAAATATCTATTCGAAGGTCTCGTCGTCGCCACCGCCGCCTTCTTTTTCCCCGGCAAGAAACCGAAGGTGGAGGAGGTAATGTTCATTGGTTTCGTCGCCGCCGCCACCTTCAGTCTCCTTGATTTGTTTGCACCCTCCATCGGTGTTTCCGCACGCCAAGGAGCAGGTTTCGGTATGGGAGCAAACCTCGTCAACTTCCCTAACTAAATGGACATCCTCTGCCTCCCTTGGAACCTCGTTATGTCTGTCGTGTCCCCGTTGCCATGATTATATGGACCTTATGAATTTCCAATTTAACTCCTCACATATTTTTTTCCAAATTTGCTCCTGTTGATGCAATTTATCTCTACTCTTTAATAGGGGGAAATATTGGAGGAACTCCTTTTCATCGAGCAATTGGATAAATTTATGCAAAACATAACTGTAAGATAAAAAATTTTTCCGATTACTGGGACTATATTTCAAAAAAGGGACTTGTATCTCTTTGAACATATTTTTTAATTTTTCTTCCAATTCCGAATTTAAATGGGGGTTCGGAATTCCTGTTATTTTATTGAGTATATAAGGAATGTGCTCATAGTATTTGTTGATTTTATGTTTTTTCAATATTTCCCGTATTTTAGTCGTGGTCACATTCACTAAATTGTAGATACGTTGTTTATTCAACTCCAACATTATTTTATCGAAAACCTCTTCCGGAATATCGGTGGTCTCTTTCCCTTGAATTTGGTTCAACCATTCGGAGAAGTGATTGATTCTTTTGTAACTGAAATAGGATATTTCCTTGGGAGGATCTTTATAGGATGGCTTCTCATTGTCCGTTATAATATGCTCTATCGTGTAGCAATTCCGACAGCATATAATGCCCTCATTTACAAGGATGTCCTTCGTCGCCATATTGCAATACGAGCATAGATTAGTGTCTTCTTGGTAAATGTTGTTATTAATGTAGTTGGAGTCCGTTTTGCTCAAGTAGGCATCAAGAAGACGAGCCCGGTTATATTTTAATTTAGCCACTACCGATGTCGGGACACCATTGTCTGTTTTTTTCGCCGGCAATGATAAAGTACCTGAGGATCCTGATACCTGTTTCGTATCAGTTGATGTATTTTCATTCGACTCTGAAAAATATTGAGCGATGCTTTTTACAGACAAATTTGAAACCATATTAACATTCTCATCGGAGTTGTTTTCAACGAGGTCGTAGTAATTATAAAGAATGTCGCTGGTATTGGTGAAGTATTCTATTTCCCATCTATGGTTTTGTAAGTCGTCAATTTGCCCCTTGAGATGCGCCAATTTATCCCTGATTATGACAATTTCTTTAATTTCATGGTCTCGAATGACCTTTTTCGGGATGGCTTTTAAATCGGCGAGGGATTGGTCGAGGTCGGTGTATTCCTTCGTCAATTTGGTCAATCGTTGGGATGTGGTGTCAAAAGTTTTTATAATATGTTTATGACGCACATCAAGTGTCGCATTGGATATTTGGTAATTACATTGTCGTTTCGGATTATTCCTTTGTTTTTTCATGAACTAAAAAACACAAATATTACATTGGAATTTTTAAATGTGTTTTTAAATTCATTTTTTTTTCTAACTATATATTAAAACAAAATTAATTCAATATGGGAGGAGGATTAATGCAACTCGTTGCCTATGGCGCACAAGACATTTACTTGTCTGGTAATCCACAAATTACTTTTTTCAAAGTCGTCTATAGGCGCCATACCAACTTTTCTATGGAGTCCATTGAACAGACCTTTAATGGGACCGCCGACTTCGGTCGCAAAGTGACTTGCACCGTTTCCCGCAATGGAGACCTCATTAACCGCATGTATCTGCAAGTCGAACTCCCGGCAGTTACATTGGCTGACAACGCCGCTGCTGGTGGATACCTCGCCGGACTGGGTCATAAACTCGTGAAGTCCGTCGAAATCGAAATCGGTGGACAGCGTATCGACAAGCATTACGGCGATTGGCTCCACATTTGGAATGAGTTGACTCAAACCGAAGGTCATTGGGATGGTTATAGTCAGATGATTAACGGTAGCAGCGTCGTTACTGGTAGTGGTGTTAATTACAATATGAATGATACTAGCGCACGAACGGTGTATATTCCCCTCCAATTCTGGTTCTGCCGCAACCCGGGTCTAGCGTTGCCTCTCATCGCTCTGCAATATCATGAAGTTAAAATCAACATCGAATTCTCGTCTCGTGATGATGTTACTTACAATGTAAATGGCACTGATGGTTCTTTCTCCGCTCAATTATTCGTCGACTACATTTACCTCGACACTGATGAGCGCCGTCGGTTCGCCCAGGTGTCCCACGAATACCTCATCGAACAGCTACAATTCACAGGTGATGAAACCGCCAACAGTAAGATCAAACTCAACTTCAACCATCCCGTCAAGGAACTTATTTGGGTCGAGAAGGAAACTGAGGCGAAAATCGGCACTTATGTGTCCACCTACAATTCCGCTCAAATTTCCCTTAACAGCCATGAGCGCTTTTCCAAGAGGAAACCCATGTATTTCCAGTTGGTGCAACCCTATCAGCACCACGAGCGTGTCCCGGATGTCGGTCAATTTATCAATGTGTATTCCTTTGCCCTTAAGCCGGAGGAGCATCAACCATCCGGTACCTGCAACATGTCCCGTATCGACAATGCAACCCTCACCCTCGAAGGCATTAGCACCGGAACAAATGCCGGAACAAATGTGGTTAAGGTATTCGCTGTAAACTACAATGTGTTGCGAATCATGAGTGGTATGGGTGGTTTGGCTTACTCCAACTAAATCATTTACCACTTTTTTATAACACATAAATTTTCATTTTTATAATAATATATGTCAGTTTAAAAAATACAATGTCAATTTATATCTCATATATTATAAAAAAACACAGTATCAAATTGTGCTTCCTTTTCTTAATAATGATCTACGAACTAGGGACAAAGGTTAAATGCATGCATCTCAACAAACAAGGGGTTGTCGTTAGAAATAAGAACATATTTGGCATGAAAGTGACCCCCGCAATGCAAATTAAGTTTGAAGATGGCACGAATAAGGTGTATTTGGCGAATGAATGTGACCATTTAATCACCGTTAAAGATGAATAAGTGTCCCTTATAAATTATAGTAACCATGGATTAATAATGATACATATAGAATAGATAACATCTAGAATAGATAACATCTAGAATAGATAACATCTAGATTAACCCATTTACACATTCATCTTCTTTAT